GTAAAACTGGGCGATGGGGCGCTCAAGTTTCCAGATTCTGATGGGAGTGCTGGCCAGTTCATCAAGACAGACGGCTCTGCACAGTTGTCGTTTGCGGAGGCGACGAAACAGTGTATTGCCATTGCCTGTTCCGATGAGACTACAGACCTTACAACCGGAACGGCGAAAGCGACCTTCCACATGCCGTACGCATTTACCCTGACAGGCATCAAGGCAGGGTTAACAACCGCCCCGACAGGGTCTGTTGCCACCTTCGACGTAAATGAAGCTGGCTCAACGATTTTAACGACTAAGCTGACAATTGATATTGGCGAAAAGACTAGCGCCACAGCGGCGACTGCGGCGGTTATCGGTGGAGCCGGTCCAGCATTAGCAGCCGATGCGCTAATGACTGTCGATGTTGATGGCATAGGTTCCAGCACTGCCGGTGCTGGCCTCAAGGTTTATCTGATTGGTTACATCACATGAGCATCATCAACCCCTACCGCTATGCCGCGCCAGTGGAACAGAATTTCTACCAGGACATTGTAACCGCTGGCCTTACCTCTGGCCTTAAAGTGTGCTTGGACGCAGGGTCAATTATCTCCGTACCTGATGGGACTGCCCAAGATTGGATAGATCTATCAGGTAATATTGGGGCCGATCAATTCCATAGAGGTTCAACTTCGGGGGCTACTTCTAATGATCCAACCTTTGTAGGAACAGAGGGTAACCTTAGTTCTGGTGATTATTATTCTTTCGATGGCGCGGACATCTTTACCTATGGTGCAGCATCCGAGAGTTGGATGAACGCCCTTCATGAGGACTTGGCTAAGTTCACAGTCGTTATATGGCACTATCTTAAACCAGCCGGTGACGATCAGACTATCCTATCTACTACTGATATGGAGCAAACAAGTAACGGAGTAGGGTTTGTTCATCAGGGCACGGAGCAGTGGACTTCTAATATTCACCATAGTGGTGGCATAAACATGACTACTAGGGTTCATGTCAATTCATCAGATACAAATGTTTGGCACTTTTCTGCGGTTTCAATAAATGAGCCGGGGGGCGCTGGCTCCGGGTTTCTCTATGAAGATGGAAACTACGCACCTGTTTCTGGCCCTAACGATACATTTGACGCTAACTATAGTTCTCCTGGCACAGGAGCGCCGTTAGGGCCAATGGTTCTAGGTGGTGAAGTAAACCTCGCAGAGCGTTTCATTGTTAGTGGAGGTCGTATGGCTGGTGTTATGATCTGGGAAGGTTCTTTCCTTACGAAAGCTAATCTCGATACGCTTTGGGCAGCACAAAAGGGAAGGTTTGGGCTATGACTTATTACCTCGTATGTCCCGCTAACCGAGAGACGGCTTTACGCAATCTGTACGCTGCTAGAGGTGTTCGTAGTCCCACTGATATGCCTGACGAGGATGAGCAGATTGGTGTTATGGTGCGGGAGGTTAGCGTTGCTTTAGGAGGGCAGGGACGAATCATTACTGGAACATCCAGGGCCAACAGTAATGATATGATTGCTCTTCTTGCCGTAGCCGCACCCTGGTTGGAGATTGTCGAAGAATGGCCTTCAGATTGGCTCTTCCAGCCGGAGGAAGGGGAATGAGCGACCACCGCCGCCGCAATGACGAAAAGCTGTACGAAAAGCTACGCCGCGACCTTGATGTCCTGCCAGATGACCATGCTGATATTAAGACAGTTAAAGTAACATTGAAGGCCACAAAGACAAGGATGGTAGCGAGGGCGAGATAATTGATATAAGCCATTACTTATGTTACAATAGAGTATGTTAAGGAGAATTATATAATGTCATCTTCACCGTCAGACTTAATTCTATTTGAAAAGCAGGCTTCAGGCGAGAACTCGGGTTCTTGGGGTACTAAGGCCAACACTGCCATGAGCCGGTTGGAAGAGGCGATGCATGCCATCACCACTATCACCAACACCGGTAGTACATATACCCTAGACGATACTCAATACCAAGAAACTTCTGGTACCACAGCAGCTAGCCACTGCAAGGTCATCAAATGCACAGGCACTCTAGTTGCTACCCTGAACTTGGTTGTCCCTGCTAGAACCCACACATACTGGGTCTGGAATGCTACCGGTGGGTCTTATGATACGACCATAAATATCTCTGGTGGTACAGCCATAACTATCCCTCAGGGATTTATCATGGGCATCATTGCAGACGGCACCAACTGCGAAGCCCTTACCCCTCCCTGCTCGGTGGCAGGTCAGCAAATCCTGTTAAATGATATAAACATGAGTACCTTTGGCCTGGATGATGCCAATGGTAATCAACTGGTTACATTCACCACGGTCTCTTCTGCTGTCAATGAAATTGACGTATCTAATAACTCTACCGGCAACAACCCGATCATCGCAGCCACTGGTGGTGACAGCAACATCGGCATAAACCTTATTCCTAAGGGAACGGGGGTCATCCAAAATAATGGTACCGCTATGCTCATTGCAGGTAAACAGACCATTTGGATTCCTGCTGCTGCTATGACGCCTACTGCTAGTAGTGGATGTGCGCCATTAGCTGCAACTGAGACTACAGCAGGTCGGCCTGACATGTCTACTCTAGACTTTGATGCCAGCACAAAGGAAAATGTTCAGTTCCATATTATGTTCCCTAAAACATGGAATAGGGGTACCATTACCTACCAAGTTAGTTGGACTACGACAGCTACGGATACAGATGGAGTAGCCTGGACCATGCAAGCTGTAGCCTGTGCTAATGATGACACCATTGACGTTGCATATGGAACTGCTGTAGTAGTCACTGACGATAATTTAAGCGCAGCTGAAGACGTTTTAATTACTTCAGAAAGTGGTGCGCTGACCATTGCAGGCTCCCCAGCTGCAGACGAAATATGCTTCTTCAGACTGTCTAGAGATGTTACAAATGGTAACGATGACATGACTGAAGATGCTCGTTTGTTGGGAATTAGAATGTTCTTTGTTACAAACACAGAGGATGACACATAATGTTCTATGGTCAATATATTGGCTTTGGAGCAGGAGCAGTGGCTATCGCTACTGCAGGAAGCGGAACGAATTATTTTGGTGATGACACTGATGGCGCTGTCACTATATCCACCAATGTTAGTGAGTCTGTTACCCAAGACAGTGGTCTTGTCATTAAACACTATACCACTTTAACCATTGATTCTGGCAAAACCCTTACCACTGATAATCGGTGTCAGTGTTTCATGATCTATGTATCAGGTAATTGCATTATCAACGGAACAATTAGTATGACAGATCGTGGAGCCAATGCTATTGCTTCTGAGGAACTCAACATCTTTCGGGCCCTCTCTGGTGGGTCTAGCACTGATGACGAAACTCCTAACAGCACAGCTTTTCCTGGTGAGCTTATGGTCGGTAAAGTGGGTGCCCGCAACGAATACGAATCTCCAATTGTTGGTGCTGCCGGTGGAGCCGCCCAAGAAACAGCAGCAAACGGTAATCCTGGAATAGCAGGAACAAGTGGTCAGACTGGTGGTGGGGGCAGTGGTGGTGGAAATGGGAGTGGTTCAAAACTAGGTGGTGCTGGCGCTGCTGGTACTGCTTTCTGTGGAGGTGCTGGTGGAGGTGGTCAGGGTCACGGGTGGAACAGTATTTGGTACGCAGGTGAAGCGGCCTTTGCAAATGGAGGCGCGGGCGGTAAGGGAGGTAACGGTGGAGGTAATGCTAGTTCGGGTGGCGGCGGGGCCGGTAACGGTGGAGGAGCAGCTGGTTCGGGGGCCTCGGGAGTTGGATTGAGTGGCTCCGCTGGTCAACCGGGATGTGGAGGAACCATCTTCCTAATTGTAGGCGGCGACCTTACATTTGGAGCTAGTTCTACTATTACAGCAGACGGTAATTCTGGTGGACAAGCCGGACAAGGAACCACGGGAGCCCCTGGCAGTGGTGGAGGCGGTTCAGGTGGAGGCTCCATTACTGTGCTTTACGGTGGTACCCTAATAGATAGTGGTGTTTCAATTACCGCAACTGGTGGTGCAGCTGGCATTAAGGGTCCTTTATCGGACAGTTATACTGGAGGTACTGGGGGTAACGGTTCAGTTACTGGACCTGTCCAGATAAATGCAGCATGACATACACTACAATCATGCCATTGCCAGGAGTTTTTACGGATATTGATGAGTACACAGCAGGTACTCATTGGATAGCTACAGACAAGATACGATTTGATCAGAGTGGATTACCGGAGAAAATTGGAGGCTGGACTAAATTTGATAGTGCTAAGGTAGCTGGTACTGCTCGCACACTACACGACTGGCGTGAACTAGATGGCAACGTCAACCTTGCAGTGGGAACTAACTGCGCCCTTTATATATACCAGGGTGGAGTACAATACAACATCACCCCTGTGCGCTCTGCTGGCAATAATATAACTACTACACCGTTCACTTCTGTCGATGAAGACTTTACAGTGACAGTAGCTGATACCTCTCATGGCGCTTCAACCGGGGACTTTGTGTTCTTCACTCTTGGTGGTACTGATCCCAAAGTTTTTAATGGGGTGACTATAGCCGGAGCTACATGGTACACACTCATTAAAGTTGATGATAACTCTTACACTATTGAGTCAAGTACAGTAGCCACTTCCTCTGGCACAAATTCTGCAGCTGGTACTGTAAGTGCTGACTACTCTCTAGTCTGTGGACCTGCACAAACCACAGCTGGACTAGGTTGGGGCGCTTCAACCTGGAACGAAAGTGGTACCACTTGGAACACTGCACGAACTTCGTCTACTATATCTCTGACCATGCAAGTATACTCCTTAGATAATTGGGGAGAAGATTTATTGTCATGTCCAGTTGGAGGAATTATTTATACCTGGGATGCTTCATCGGCTCCTTCTACTAGCAATGTTGCAACAGTCTTATCTGGTGCTCCTTCACAAGTTAACCTAATGGGAGTATCTCCAGACAGGTTCACTATTGCCTTTGGAGCCCATGATGGTTCGGCCTATGATCCTCTTTTAATTGCCTGGAGTGATCAGGAAAACAATACTACTTGGACACCTTCAGCCACTAATCAAGCTGGCAGCAAGAAAATAGAAAGCGGCACTAAAATCATGGCTTGGGAACAAGCTGCAAGACAAATACTAATTTTTACGGACGAGAGCATGTGGGGAATGCAGTTCCTGGGCCCCCCTTTCGTATTCTCCTTTCAAGAATTAGGCACGAAGTGTGGAGCAGCGGGTCCAAATGCCGTAGCGTCTCTTGGTGGCATCACGTATTGGATGAGTACTAACAACTTCTTTACATATGATGGAGCAGTTAAAATTCTTCCCAGTACTGTACGAGACTTTGTCTTTGATGGATTAGATGCATCTCAACTTGAACAAGCCTTTGTTTCTACTATAAAGGAGTTCAATGAAGTTTGGTTCTTCTATGCATCCTCAGGTGCTTCAGACGTAGATAGGTATGTAGTATTTAACGACCATAGCAAAGTATGGTATACTGGCACATTAGATCGATTGGCTTGGATGGATACAAACTTACAGACAAAGCCCATCGCAGTTAACGCTGCAGGCCAACTGTACTTCCAAGAAGAAGGCTCCGATGATGACGGTTCAGCCATGACTGCTTTTTGTGAGACAGGTGCATATGAATATAATGAAGGCAACTCAATGGTATTTCAGGATAAGGTGGTACCTGCATTTAAAAGCATGACAGGGACTATGACATTTACCACCTATGCCAAACAATATCCGAACTCTACTGAACGCAGCAAGTCTCGCTCGGTTACATCTTCAACTAAGTTTATTCGGCCCCGTATGCGAGGTCGTCAATTTAGGTTTAAATGGCAAACGTCTGACTTAGGCAATGCATGGACAATGGGTAAGTGGAGAGCTAACCCCCAAGTTGATGGAGACAGATAGTGGCACAATCTAAACCTGGAGCACTAAATAGGCCAGTATATCCTGACTTTGGTGAGGAGTATGATGGACATAAACTACGGCAAATGGCAGAGTCATTACGCTTGCGAGATCAAACCTCTCCAGTAGTGCCTATTAGTAAAGGCTGGGTTATGACTAATAAGACTATTGATCGGGTGCTAAATGCTGATTCCACCTCCACAGCGGAACTGGCTGATGTACTAGCCACCCTAATCGATGACCTTAAAGCCGCTGGCTACCTAGCAGGTAATGTATAATGGTATTCTCCCCCTACGGAAATAAGTTTGAGAGGGCCCCTCAGCTGGTGCCTGCTGATGCTCCTGGCCTCATGGCCCTAACCAATGCGTGGCATATGCGTAGGGGTAAAGACCCACGCCAGTATGAACTGGGCCCCCAGAATCCTGAGAATCCGTACGCTACTAAACAGGTAGCATCCCCGGCTGGGATAGGGGCAGCTCGCATGGTACAGCAGGCCGCTCCTCCTGGTGAGCAGTTGGCCTACATCAACCCTCAGGAAGCTCAAATGCTTAAGCAGGCGGGCGGGTCTGGCAGAAGGGATAATAATCCGTTTGGGATTATGTCGTTTGACTCTTTTGATATAGACGATAATCTCTCCCCCCAAGAAGAAAGAGACAACTTCGAAGAAGATTACTATACTGATGAGAGTCAGGAGGAATTTATTCCAGGAAGTTCAAGTGACCCCTTTGCTGATCTGTATACCCCTAAAGGTGATAAGTACGGTTACGGCTCATGGAGCACCACCAACTTATCTCCTAAAGATAAGTATACCCTAGACCGACTTATCTCAGGCAAGGGTCCAGACCAACCAGGCCAACAAGGTGGTGATTTAGGAGTGGATAGTACTAGCCTAACTGAGTCTCCAAAAACCACATCCCTCAGACGAGAAGAAATGCAACTAGCCATAAAAAATAAGGCCGCTTATGATGCCGGTATAGCCAGCGGAAAGCCCGGCTGGTGGGATAATACTACATACTCCCCAGCTGTCCGCTCAGAAATTGAAGCCTATGCAGCTGGAGAAGAAGAGCCCGCCCTTGAATCCTCGTCATATAAAAAGACCACCTACGGTGACGTAGGATTTTGGGGAACGCTGGCTGATTTCTTTATTCCCGGTGTCTCGGTTTCAGAGGCTCATGATGTAACACCAACTGATGCTAAAGGGTTTCAAACCTACAACCCGGAACCCTTCAATGAGTGGAGCCCAGCTCTTGGTATTGCTGGCCTGCTGGGTATGGTGACTGGTATACCGTTTGAAACTATGCTGGGCGCGGTTGGCGTGGGACCAAAAACCATGAAGACTGACTACCTCGCAGAGATGGGCGGTGACTTGGCTGATACTGTGACAGGTATGTTTAAGAATAATACCCAAACAGGATTACCCGGAACAGATGAAGAGGCTAAGGCTTTAGAAATGGTTACTCCTAAAACTGAAGAGCAGGGCCTTATAGGCGATGTAATTGATGCTGCTACTACAGGAGTGAATGCAGTCACAGGTCTCTATGGCGATGCATTTGAAGGGGCTAGATCGGCAGGGAGAGCGACAGGGAGAACGTTACGTGGTTGGGGTGAAGACCTTGCTAAGCATACGGGTATAGATCAACTGAGCCTGCCCGAATGGCCCGACGTAAACTTTAAGCAGTTCGCAGGCGATCCCAACGCTATAGGCGGTGGCTGGGAAGGTGGAGATAGTGGCTGGGAAAGGGGGGACAATGACCTAAACAGCTCAGGTATATTCCAATTAGCGCAAGCTGCCCCCCGAACCAGTGGAAGCAGTGCAGATACCCTTGAAAACAAGGGTGAAGATGTGGTATACTCTAAGAGGATAGTACGACCAGAGTACCTAGACCCTGCATACGATTGGGCTAGTTACGGGCTCCAGAAGGGCCGAAAGTCTATGTTCGACTATGTTTAAGGATACTTTTTAATGAGTTGGTTAGACTGGCTATTTGGGGATGATGACCCCGACCCGGTACAAACTACTAGCACCTCTACTGCCACCCAAAGTGTGCCGGAATATATCTCTGGTCCACACGAACAAGCTATAGCCAAAGCAGGTGAACTAGCATCACAGGACTACACTCCTTTTCCTGGCCAACAGGTAGCTGGTTTTACTCAGGACCAAACAGGGTCATTCCAAGATATACGAGATGCTCAGGGTATTGGCATCGGTCAGATGGCCCCTGCTTACGGCGCGGCTATTGGTGCCACCGGAGCTATTAGCTCTGCCGAGCGTGATCAGTACTTCAATCCTTATATCCAAAATGTTGGACGGCGCACCGAAGATGAAATGCGGCGTCAGCAGGAAATGAAACGTAACGCCATTGCAGGACAGGCCCAACGGGCAGGTGCATTTGGTGGGGCCCGTCATGGCATCGTAGATGCTGAGCAGAACCGTAACTTTCAAAGAAACTTGGGAGATATGTATGCGGGGGTGTATGGTAAGGGCTTTGACTTTGCACAGCAGGCTGCACAGGACGTTAGGACCATAGGCCAGCGCGGCGCTGCTACTGCAGGCCAGCTTGCTGGGCAGGCCCAAAATATGCGCTATCAGGACACTGCACAACAGCTTGGTATTGGACAGTTGCAGCAGCAGAGCGAGCAAGCGAACATAGACGCAGCTATGAGGGATTATCAACAAGAGCAAAATTACCCCTGGCAGCAGCTTAGTAATTGGACCGGTGTTCTTAATGCGGCTCCATTTTCCACCACCCTCCAGAAAGATACCACTACCACCAAGCCCGGTGTGCCCACAACTGGATTCTTCCAGCAGGCTGCGGGTCTGGGGATCGCAGGAATTGGCCAGGGCTTCGGCGGCGCTCTGTTTAGGGGGCAATAATAATGGCAGGAATATTTGATTTTCCAGGCGGAGATGTTGAGCCCGCCGCACCAGGGACAGACACCTCCTTCATTGGTATGCTTGAAAGGTGGCGGGAGGCTCGGCGTCAAAAAGTAGCTACCGAAGAAGCCGAACGTCTATCCAAAACTCAAGCTGAGGAAGAGGACCAGTGGTTCGCCGCACTCGAGAAACAACGTAAGAATATTGGTTACGGTCCTGAAACCACTAAAGAATATATGGGTGAGGAATTTATAGACTACACACCTACTCCTGAGAGAGAAAAAGGTGGCATTGAAAGTTTTCTTAACTCTCTAGGAATTGAACCCGGAGAGAAGAACCCCTTCCTTAGGGACCTTGGCCTGTTGATGGCCACCCGTAAGCCCGGTCCACTTAGCTTCATTGCTGAGCCTCTAAAGGGCGCTGTTGAACTGGAGACTAGCCGTGGAAGCGCGGCCTCCAAAGCCGCTATAGAGTACGCAAAGATCGGAGCCACCATGGCTAAGACCAAAGCGGCTCAGCAAAAAGCTCGGTTAGATAGAAAGTTTAAGTATAAGGAGCTGGACGCTAAGATGGTGCACGATGCCATGAAAGACGCCTATAACTTCTACTCAGGTGATATGGGTGTTCCTCTAGGAGATGCCCAGACAGTTGAGAGGAAGGTGAAGTTGAGGGCATACGAATCCTTAAAGTCACAAGGATATTCAGATAAGGATATCGAAAGTAAGTTAGGAATTACTGCAACAGGTAAGCGGATCAGCGGCGCGTGGTCTCCCCCTGGTGCTTTAGCAAAGTAGTATCTCATGGCACAAGAGGTTTACATTCAGGGGTTGCCTGATGTTATAGCCTTTCCAGATAATTGGTCCCAAGAAGACATATCTGATTACATAGAGACAGATCAATTTAAGCGGGAAGCCTATCAGCAATTCGGTAAGGTCGTTATGACAAATAACGATGCTGAAGATTGGCAAATCACCAAAGGAATTAAGAGCGGTGGCGCGGCCCTTGGTACAGGGTTAGCGGGCTCTATTGCTGCGTTCGGTGTCAAGGTTGGCAGCCCTGAGATTGTGGACTGGGCCAAGGAACAACTGGCCGACTACCAAATGAAGCGCCTTGTCCATCAAGGTAAGAACACCACCTTAGAAAGTATTGGCTCAGAAAGTGTAGCCGACTTCCTCGCATCTCCAGACCAATGGGATAGCTTTATTAACTGGGGGCTGTTCAACTTCGGCAACGCAGCCTCTACCACCCTCCCCACCATACTAGCAGCAGGCTTATCTATAACCCCCGCCGCGCCCTTAGCCGTCCCCTTCATGTTGGGATACGGTGCTATGATGGGAGCCGGGGAAGGGTTCTCCAGTGCTATAGGTGAGAACCTCACAGATGAAGAAGCCGCTAACATAGCCCTTGGCGTCATGGTCCCCCATGCGGCCCTTGAAATGCTTCCGGGCAGTACCTTCATAAGGGGCTTCAAGGGCGCGTTGACATCAGGTGGAAGACTTGCCAACCAAGTCATAAAGACCACCAAGAGAGAAGGTATAAAAGCGGGTGCTGGACAGGCCCTAAAGAAAGCTCCCACGTTTGTTCGGGCAATGGCTGCTGGCTTTGGTAAGGGTGCTGTAGCTGAAGGTCTAACCGAAGGTGGGCAGGAAGGCTTGATTGAAGGCACAGTCCAGACCGTAGCTGGCAACCATAATGTATTCAAAGACCCCGCCTTCTGGAAACAGTTAGGTGAAGCTGCGGCAGCCGGTGCTGTTGGTGGTGGTCCTCTCACTGCAGCTACTGCGGGCCTTGGCCATCTGCGACAGAAGCGCCGGACCAAAGAGCTAGACGACTTGATGGAGTCTCTTAAGGGTGCCGCTTTGAAGGAAGAGGAAGGCGATCACGAGCCTGGAAGTCTCCGCAATGCTAATGAACTAACCCTTGACGAAATCTTTGAGGAGATGAAAGACTTAGAAGGGTCTACAGCTTCCGAAGATATTGCTCGCCTCAAGGAACTAGTAGCTGCACAGAATCGCAAGCGTGAGGAAGCTGCTAGTAAAGGACAGGAGCAGGCTGATCTAGGTGATATCCCCTTCGATACCGGTCCCGTCACCGCTCCTATAGATGAAGCCGAAATAGAACCAGTTCAGGTTCCGACTGATGAGAGGGGGCAGGAGGCGGTCACAATTCCCCAAATACAGGAGGTTGAGGCCGATCTAGCCCAGGCCCAGCAAGTTGCTCAGCAGGACCTTGCCCTCTTATCTGAGTCGGAGCTTCAAGACCTACACAGGACGCTTAGTGATGAGCATGAAGCCGCGACTGATGAAGAAGTCTGGGCTCCCCTAGAGGATCGCATAGATGAGGTCACTAAGGAGTTCCAAAAGAAGAAGGCCGCCCGCCTAGACCCGCAAGAAGCTCTGTACGAAAATATGTCCCATGAGGACCTGAGTAAGCTATGGGATAGTGTTGAAGTGGAGTATGATGCGCTCCCGGAAGGGGACACAGAGGGCCGAGGACTACTTGCCCAAAAGATGAGGGACATCAATGTCCAACTAAAAGCGAAGAGTCTGGCCCAGGCAGAAACGCCCTCTGCCCCCCAAGCCAGTCCTGGATTAGCCGAGGACCTGCGGCAGTTGCCCGCGCTGGGTGCCGCCATGCCTATTCCAGGTGTGCCCGACCCATCAGTGGAGGTCAATCTTCCTAAGGTAGAGGGAGCCGAGGTAAGTGATGGCACCACACAACACCTAACTCCTCAAGAGGGTATTGAGGCTGGAATTCTACCTCGCAATGCCCTCATCATGGATGAGTATCTTCAGCGGCTGTATCCCAATACCGCTGTAGATAATGAACGCTTCATGGATGAGTTCTATCCTTGGTTTCTTAGGAATGAGCACAGACTTTCAGCAGGAGCTAAGCAAGCAGTAGCCTTATCTGTTAGAGACAGAGGCTTAGCTATGCGGGCTGTCCTGTCTAAGCAGGCTGTCAATGCCGGGACCGAGCCTGAAAGTAAGGCCCTAGAATTTCCCCTGAACTTTGCCGACGCTGCCACCATTGAGATGGTTGACGCTGGGCGTCCAGGTTATAGAGCACCTGCCGCAGGCGAGGGGTTTGAGATGGTATGGTCAGCAGGCCCTGCCAGTGAGGGGCGCACTCTCACTGAAGCAGAATACATAGCTGCTAAGCTGAAGGAACGAGGACCGGGCTCTCCAACAACTCCTAAGAAGCCCCTACCTGAAGCAGCTACGCCTTCTAAGAGTGCTCAAAAGTATGAGAGGTGGGGCCAAAAGTCCAGAATACCCGCTCATCAAGAGAAGATTGAAAAGCTGGAGAACGCCTTCGACCAAGTGAGGGCGTGGCTAGACACTATCGGCCTTAAGGACGTTACACTGGCTATGCCGTGGGAACTCCTTGACCCTAACTTCAATACCGATCCCAACTCCCGGATCATGGGTAACTGGACACGCGGCCTGATTGAGATTGCTATGAACAATCCAAACCGGCTGGGCACCGCTAAGCACGAAGTCATTCACGCCATGAAAGAGATGGGACTGTTCACCAAGACTGAGTGGCTGACCCTGAAGCGTATGTCTAAGGGCTGGCGTAAGCTGTATGACATTGACGCTCTGTATGCTGAGGACAACCTCACTAACGAGCAGCTGAACGAAGAAGCTATCGCTGTTGCCTTTGAGAACTGGACCGGCTCACCCTCCTCCCTCCCCTCGAAATCGCCTGTCCATGGCCTCTTCCAACGCATCAAGGACTTCCTACAGAACATACTAGAGGCCGTAACCAATCAGGGGTTCGATACCGCCGAGGACATCTTTGGTCGGATTGAGTCAGGCCTAGTGGGTATGCGGCCCCGATTGACCAAGGAGAAGTTAGAACTCCCAGGAGAGAAGTGGAGCATTGGAGAGCCAGGAACCCCCGAAAGACTTAAGAAGCTGGGCAACTGGTTCGGCGCAAGTATTGTGCGAACTATCGGTGGGTATCCCATGGTCATGTTCCACGGTACCTTTGATCCTGCTAGCTGGGGGCCCCTTGGAAGTGTCATCAGATTTAACAGAGGACCTGAGCTAGGTGTTCACTTTGGTACATCTGATCATGCTAACAAGATTCAGGGTGGGTCTGTCTTAGAGAGCGCGGCTAGGCGGGATGTGCGGAGAGACATGGAAGAGGCCATGGGCCTGGAATCCATAGCCGCCGCGCTGGATACAGATATTATAACCCCAGAAACTGTAGCCATCAACAAGTTTTTCAACAAGCGTGTAGATGAATATATAGCAGCAAGACAGGGATTCAACATCTTTCCTGTTTTCTTGCATATTAAAAATCCCTTACGCATGCCGGATATGAATAAGTGGAACCCATCCCAGATAGTCAAGTTGTTGACCGAGGGTTTCCATACAGAGGAGATGACTGTACTCAGGTTAGAGTTGTCTCGGAAGATAACTAAGAACAATCCTAAGTTAGATGAAGCCGAGGTGGAGGCGTTGGTTGAGCAGGCCATGGCTGATGTCATTCCTGTCTTCAGTGCAGAAGAAGGGGCAGTTATACTCAGTAAGCTGAGGGGAGACAAAACCCAGGCTCAACGAAACAACATCATCCGGTCTCACTTAAAAGCTAAGGGGTACGATGGGTTTATATACAAGAACACCATTGAGGTAGAGACCAGTGAGAGGCTCCAACAGTTCCATAACTCCTACATGGTTTTTGATCCATGGCAGGTTAAGTCAATATACAATGCCGATTTCGGAGCCATCAATGATGCTATGCATTCGCGCTCCCGTATCTCGGAAAATGTTCACAACGATGCGCCGCCAATTGATAGACACTGGGCGGTCCAATACTTAACGGATGCCCTTGGTAAACTGCACACCCGTGTTTCAGGAGACAAGGAATTAGATGATGCCGCCAAGATTACTGGCGTGGATAACTTCACTTGGTTCAATAGCATCATGAACACCTCCCGACACTTAGCTGACAAGCATCCAGGGTTCGCTAAGTTCTGGGCCTTGATTGATCGCATCCGAAAGGATACACAGAAAACTACGGAAGGCCTCCTAAAATACTTAACGGACATTTCTGCAATTAAAACTGATGATACGCAGTGGTTGAGCTTAACACGGGCTATTGAAGCTGCCCTGTTGCAGGGTAAGCGGTATAGGCCCCAGGCTTTTGGTCAGTATGCAGACTACGATACTGAAATAGCTAAGGCCAGAGAAAAGGACGGCCCCGAGGCACAACTATCCGAGGACTATTGGAAGGGCGCTACCATAGAGATTGTCAACTCTCAGATAGAAGTAGATGGCGTTATGGTAGATGCTGTAGGCCGAGGTAAGGGCAGCACGTTGGTGGGTGGAGAGACTATCCTCCTCGCCGGTCCCGAAGCCAGAGCCTATGTTCAAATGCAGGAAATGTATCTACATCTGATTGATAAGGTTAGGACAGGCAGCCTTATCCAGTCAGAAGACATACTCAACCAAGCTCTGAGTTTCATTCCAAAGGGTACCAGTACCTTTGACGGCATCCCCGTTCGAGAGTTGGAGGGTGAGCAAACAGCTCAATTGGTTGATAAGTTTGGTGAGCAGAATATGGACACAGCTGGCACCGATGTGGAACTGGCTAACATACAAAGTCAGCTGCAAACCCTATGGAATATGGCTGCCCTCAACTTAAGCATTAAGCCTTCAGAGCATGCGTGGATTAAGTTAGAGACTAAGTATATGGGTGATCCTGATTTAAGAGAGCTGGCATTTAAGTATGGTTGGCTTACAGCCACTGCCAACACAGCCCATCGGGATATGCCTATCTATAAATTCTCCACCAAAGTAGAAAGACTGGTAGAGGGACTGGGGGAACGTAAGACACTGTCAGATAAACCCCGACCTACTGAGAACTATGCCGCCCAGGTACTCTTCGATAATGAACGCGCCCTGCAACAGTCCTTCTTAGACCTAATTCTTAAGTCAGATGAAGAGATGATTGCAGCTAGGCATGCAGCTATTGCAGGCGGTGTCCAAATTCCCACTGGTCAGTTTAGTTCTAAGGATAGGGCAAGGTTCACAGATTTAACCGAGACTCTAGAGAATATGAAGCGCATCAACAGACAAATGGAACAGATTGAGAACTTCAAAAAGAAAGACTTCATGAATGTTATTCGTGAGGGTAGCCATTATGTAGGAGTATGGAGTAAAAAGGTATGGAATCAAACCTCCGGCCAGGAAGGTCCCTCCCCTAACTCAGCCATAGAATACCAACAGATAAAATTTAAACTGTTTGATATAACCCAGAAGCAGAAAGAGCGTATCGTTCGTCAGAAAATGATGGAGCTACGCGAAAAATATCCAGAAGAGGAATTTGAAATTAAGGCAGGATCGTCAGATCGTGATGCCACTAAGCAAGGACTACAGGCCGCCCAGGTTAATGTCGATACGTTATTCTCTATGCTATCTGCCTCAGAGCAGGTATCAGCAACAGCAACTCGTAAAGCCTTACTTAAGATATTAGGTGAGAGGGGCATTGATGGTCTCCTACAGGACCGTAGGCTGGTAGCAGGATATGAGTTGGACATATCTAAGTCCATCGAAATATACGCTTCGGGTATGGCTAAACTTGCCGCCGAAATGAAATACTCTCATCGCGCTAATGATGCCATCCTTGAGCTGAGCGGCAAGATGAAAGTCTATGCTGAGAAAACCATGCAGTATGTCATGGACCCAGCACAAGAGGCACGCCACCTCCGACTCGCTGGCTTCATTATGTACATCGGACTGAACTTCTCCTCGGCCATTTTGCAGACGGTGACCATACCTATGATTGGTCTGCCGTGGATGACGATGATTACTGGTGTCTCCAAAGCCCATGTAGGGGCTGCGGAGCTTGCCAAAGCTAGTATTGACGTCATGAAGATGTTTGACTTATCTTCAGGTAGGTCTTGGCGTGACGTGCTACTGAACATGGAAAAGTTTCAAGGCACCGATGATGAAAAAGCATTTCTCCTTAGAGGAATTGAAAACGGTATTCTAAAAGCTTACTCTTTGGTGCAAGAAAGTGGCATTGGTTCCTCCCCCCATATGTTGAACATAGCCCTCAATAAACATGGACTGTCTGTTGATCACGTAACTCAGGTAGCTATCTCAGGTATGTTTAGTACTATGGAAACATCGTCACGGATGATTCTAAGTTTAGCTATGTATAGATTGATGCAGAACAAGGAAAATCTAAACAGAGCTAGGGCAGTGTTCAAGGACTCGTCTAACATCCTCAAAAACTCCATAGCCTTTGCTGATCGAACCGAGCCTAATGCCAGTGATATTTCTTTGTATGGTGTTGAAGAGGTCTTCCAACAGTTCGGTAAGGAGAACCGGGCAATGTTCATGCGTGGCCCCATTGGTGCATCCATCTTCCAGTTCGCCCACTACTCATGGGCAACTACAGAGTTGGTCTTTAGATTGCTTAGAGGAGCCCACGGTAAGGAAGGTAAGAAGGCAGCTGCCCTTATGCTTCTCATGATCTTCTTAGCATCGGGGGCTAGAGGTATCCCTGGTGTTGATGACATTGATGAAATAGTACGATTTGGTAGGCGTGTGTTTGGAGATGGTCTTGACCATGACCTTAGTCTAGTCTTCAAGGAACTGGTTGAAGAGGCAGGATTGCCTGGACACATTGCAGACTTCCTTGAGAAGGGGGCCATCAACACCTATACTGGTATGGATGTACAACGTAGGTTAGCCATCACCCTCCCCGGCATCCCCCTTGTTAAGGCGGTGGCTGGTATGCGTGGTGACATCTACGATACCATGGGTGTGCCAGGGTCTCTGATCTTCGGCAACCCACGAGACGCCTTCCAGTTGTGGAAAGATGGTAGGGGCGGCGAGGCTATCATGCGTATTTTACCTGTTGCATTACGCAATGCAGCTGAATCGGTGTTCATGGGTAGGTACGGTGTCAAGAGCTTGTCAGGTCACCAACTCCTAACGCCTGAAGAAGTTGATATCATGGATCAAGCTAAGAAATTCTTCGGCTTCAACTCCACCAAACTGGGGAAGGCTAGAGAGCTAGAATTTGTCCGGCAGAGTTTGATCCGAGCTAACTCCAGCTACCAAAACAGAGTCACAAAGCAGCTGACCAACCTCAATGTTGATTTGATCCACGCTATACAGGCTGGAAATGTTGCAGAGCAAGTAGATATTAGGGCCGATATGAATGCTATCATGGCAGAAGTGTTTGAACATAACCAAACAGCTAGGCCAGAGCACATCATTAACCCTAGAATTCGTACCATCACCCGGGCAACGAGAGATAGACTATCGCCCGGCACTGGACGGAGAATGCCGCGCCGACTGCGTAGACAGATGCAGAGGATAGAAGCAAGGTACAACAAGGTGCTTGACAGGTAATCTTATTTGTGGTAACATAACAAATGAATTTAATACGGGCCATCCTGGTAGCTTTCGCAGTTCTGTTCAGTTCTGCGGTGGTCCAAGCTGACTCAGAAGAGGAAATCTGTGAGCGCAAGCCCTTGCTGGAAGTTGCTACTGATCTACTTAAAATCGTACCGGGGCTTATTTTTGTAGACTACTGGAAAAAAGAAGACCTGGAAATGTTTCTCCATACATTTCTCAAGGCGTACACACCAGAGCAAATGCCTAACACACAGGTAATAATTCTAAACGCCGTAGGTGCCTATATCGTATTAAGACCTACCGAAACAGTAGTAATAGAGAATCCACAGAGAAGTGCAATCATGTTAATTAGCAAGCGAAAAAATAATGAATGTGAAATAGCTCAATTCTACTTGCCAAAGTCTGCATTCGTTGCTACTGTAGGGTACATGGGTAACTTATTCAAGGAGATTTAATGAAAATCCTCATGCTCGATATCGAGACGGCTCCACATAAAGTTTACACCTGGGGTCTTTGGGATCAGAACATAGGAATTAACCAGATTGTGGAGCCGGGGTATACCCTGTGCTGGGCCGCGAAATGGTACAACAAAAAGAAGATGCACTTCGCCAGTGTGGTGGGTGGTAATGAGAAAGGGATGTTAGAGGAGGTACATGATCTGATCTCCGAGGCGGATGCGGTGGTACACTACAACGGAACTAAGTTTGACATGCCTACACTAAATAAGGAGTTCTTGCAGGAGTCGATGCCGCCCCCTGCCCCCTATCACCAGATCGATCTGCTGCGGACCATGCGTCAACAGTTCAGGCTGCCTTCTAACAAGCTTGATTATGTGGCACAGTTCCTGGGGCTGGGCTCCAAAGTGTCACATAAGGGTATGCCTCTCTGGACTGGGTGTATGAACGGGGACCCAGCTTCATGGAAGACCATGGAGAAATATAATAAGGGAGATGTGATACTATTAGAGAGGGTGTATGATAGGATTAAACCTTGGATCAAGGGCCATCCGAACCATGCTCTTTATAAAGACATAGGTGAGCCAGTGTGTATTAGCTGTGGGTCAGATCACCTGCAGTTCAGAGGTGAGGCACATACTAAGACAATGAGCTATCGACGGATACAATGTATGTCCTGTCATGCATGGATGAGACAGCGTACCAACTGTCTGAGTAAGGACAAGAAAGAACATATCTTGGTGGGTGTTGCTTAAAACGCTTATTATAATAGGATTAGTTATAGGAACTGCTATGCCAGAAAATAATGATTGGAGCATGGGACGAGTAATGAGTGTCGTCCGTGATATAATTGGATCACCTGATTCCTTTACTAAGACTGTTAGAACAGGTTGGAAACGTAGGGGATGGGAAGAACCTACTTATGATCACATTCAAAATCTCCGTTCATATATGGGACAGATGCGTGACCTAGAATCTACTAACACAAATTTGCAACCATTTGGTGACACAGATAAAAGTGGGTACTATTCTATAACTAAAAACTCTACAAAAACTGCCGCCAATCGAGCATATAATTTAGGGACAATAGATAAGGACACAAGAGACAAATGGGGAAAAGAGTTAGCTTATAAACGAAGTGATGATGAACAAGGTATTATGGCTCTTGCTCACATGCTGGGTGCTAGTAGAGTTTCAGGAGATGATGTTGGAAGTAGCCTGATGCTAAAACAAATTGCTGAAGGAGCAGGTCAAACAGGAGTTCGAGCAAATCTATGGTCAAAGTATCATAAACGTGATCCTATTGATGAGTCTGACCGTAACAATATCCGTAACAATGTACCAGCTTGGCGATGACTGGTTCAGGGGGCAGTTGGCGCTATGAATCGCATAGGACACTGGTGAGTGTTGCTTAAAGAACTGGTTATAATAGGATTGACAATGGCTGAACCAAGTGGATTAAATAGACTTGCATCATACCTTAGTGATCTAACTGGCATGACTTCTCCCTTTTTCTATGAGGATACTACTCAATATATTCATGGCAAGGAAGGAGTGTCGGGGTTGCAGAAGAATGGAACTTATAAAGCTGTAGAAGATCGGAATGTAGATGGTGAGCTTGTAGGTTATGTTGTAGGACATGGAAATCGAGTCCCTAAAGACTGGACTGGTAGTGCTGAAGAAGTTTCTGTGATGGGAGTAAGTCGTACCAAAGCAGCAATAAAAGAAGCTGAGCGTTTTATTGGTCCTAAATGGGACTCACTTAAACATGATCAGAAAATGGTGTTAAGTACCATGGCTCACAATCTAGGAGGCAATAAGTTTAATCGTAAAAAATTTCCTAGCCTAAGGAAAGAGTTAGTGTCTATTAATCCTGATCCAGACGTAGTATCTAAAGAGGCACACTACACAGGAATTGGGAGTGAACGAATGGCAGATCAAATGAAACGGTTATCAGAAGCTTACAGATAAAGGAGAATACCAATGACTAGAATATTCAAATTTGCAGGCCCTCTCTTCAGGGCTGTCGGAAGCGGAGCGAACTGGCTCGGCGGCGCGGCTGACAAGAACCCCAAGACTAACACCGCTGTCGGCAGCTTGCTGGCTCTGGGGGCAGGTGTGTTCGGCATCTCTCCCGAGGGGCTGGCCGGGATCGGTAATATGTTGGTCAAGTTCGGTCACTTCTTAGGCGGGGTATGAAATTTACGAAAGGATACAAGTACCAGCTGGACAAAGAGTATATACAGCTGCATACTGGTATCATGCCCATTGATATAGGACGTAGTGGGGTAAACACCCACTTTCTGATCCTTGCACTTAACGGTGACCTCGTTATCAAAAAGGGCTACGCATGGGATGGAGCCAGCGGCCCGACCTGGGACACTGACGCTACCTACACACCCTCGCTGGTGCATGATGCGTTCGCTCAGTTGATGCGGATGGGATTGGTAGGCTTCCACAATGTGGATGCAGCCAACCGGTTACTGGATAACATGCTCAAGGAGCGTGGCATGTGGGCACCCCGACGATGGTGGTGGAGAAAAGGCTTGTACCTTACCCACGGATCGTTCGCAGACTCCTCCAATGTGAAGGAAGTCTTCGATAAATTCTAATTTTACTGCTGTTGACTGGCATTGTAAGGGCCCCTCAGAGGGGCCTTTACTTTTAGGGTACCAGGAGTACCTCCAAAACTGTACGGTCCTTAAATCTAGAGGACCTGTCTACATAGTGTGTTAAGTGGTAAGGATATCCACATCATCTGGGGGGTTCCAGAGGTTATTTTTTTGTGCTATCTCCCCCAATCCACGCCAATAATCCCTCTCCTTGCGCTTCATATTAAAGAAGGCTGGCCATTCAGGATGGGCCCGGTGATGGGTCTCGTATATCGACATCGCTATGGTGTCGTACTTGGAATTTTCAATTGCCATTCTTACTCTTATAGTTAGCGATGGCAGCCTTGATTGCATCCTCAGCTAACACAGAACAATGAATCTTAACAGGTGGAAGGGATAGATGCTCAACAATATCTGTGTTCTTAATTTCGGTGGCCTCGTCTAGGGTTCGGCCTTTAACCCACTCAGTTAAGAGGGAGCTGGCCGCAATAGCTGAGCCGCATCCGAAGGTCTTGAACTTGGCATCCTTTATAATATTGTCAACCACCTTGATCTGCAGTTTCATAACGTCACCACAGGCCGGGGCTCCAACCAGTCCAGTACCAACCAAGGCATCGTCCTTGTCAAAGGACCCTACATTGCGTGGATTTTCGTAGTGATCTATAACGCTGTCGCTATATGACATTCTTTCTCCTAATCAAATTAATGGGGGGTACCCTTTGATACCCCCCATTATCCAGTGAATGGACCTTAAGCATCCCTGCCGGTGTACGGTAATATTGTACTGCCAAACAGTTCAGGTATAAGGCTTCTGCCCCCCTCACCAACCGAAGCTGCATACTCATCAACGAGTATGATTTAATTATACTCTAATTTCAGGCGTTTGTCAAGCTGAAATCAAAAGAAGTTTGTGACGATGCTATTTTAAATTTAACATGGAGCCCGCGTGGTAAAAGTTGAGAGGCCATCTTCTCAGGTACTCCATGTTCCATAATCATATGTTCGTATAGTGCAGCCATTGTCTTATACATAGTGCTAAAGGTATTCTCTACCCCCTCCCTATGCTTCTTAGGGATAACCGTAAAGTCTAAATCGTAAGAGTAACCAAACTCACTCATCACAGGTTTTTGTTCCGGTGTCTGGATCGATGTAGCATGCTGTTCCATTCTCTTCTTTCCTTTCTTTTAATATTCCCTCTCGTTTTCCACTGTCACGGAAGGTGGTGCATCCTTTAGCACCGCCCTCATATGCCTGGAAATAAATATTATTGAACTCATCCCAGGTTACATCAGACCCCACGTTGCATGTCTTGGAGACTGAACTATCCATGTACTTCTGTGAAAGGGTTAACACCTTGACATGCTCATTAGGTGTCACCTTGTCTGCTGTCTTGCCCTTGAGATTGTATACCCTGAAGTTATAATCAGACACCTCATACTCTTTAGGTCCACCCTCTTCGATGATCACCCGTGAGTACTCATGCCTGAACACCGGTTCAATACCTGAGCTAATGTTGTCAGCACATAGGCTGATGGTACCACAGGGAGCAATGGAGAGTAGGTGACTATTACGGATGCCATGTTTACGGATCATCTCTCGCTGCACCTTGGGTAGTGTCTGAATGAAAGGTCCATCACAGTAAGCTGGACGGAAGAGTGGAAAGGCTCCCTTTTCTTTAGCCAGCTGCGCACTGGTGTAATAGGCTACATCCCTTAACGTCTTAAGAATGTCCTCTAATACAGCACGGAACGGATTACTGCCATAGCTAAAGCCCATGATCTCTATAGCATTAGCCACCCCTGTAACACCTAGTCCCATACGCCGCTTGCTGCGGGCCTCATGTTCCTGTTGAGGTAAGGGATAAATAGCGTTGTCAATTACATTATCCATGGCCCGCACCACCTCTGCTATGTCAGAGGCAAATACTTCATAGTCAAATTCATGTCTATCATGGTGAGCATTAGATTGGATATACCTAGTAAGGTTAAAGCTCCCCAGTAAACACGCACCATAGGGAGGCAGAGGCTGTTCACCACAAGGATTAGTAGCGGCGATAGTCTCACAGTACCATAGATTGTTCTTGCGGTTGATCACGTCCATGAACAGGACGCCGGGCTCACCCCAGTCCCAGTTGGCCCGCATAATTCCTTCCCACAATTCCTTAGCGTTCACTTCCTTTTGCACCTGACCACGGAAGCGGAGTTGGAAGGGGCGATCCTTCTTAATGCAGTTCATAAACTCATCGGTGATACCAACTGAGATGTTGAAGTTGGTAAGGCGGTTGGAGTTCTGTTTGGATCGGATGAAGGCTTCTATATCAGGGTGATCTACCCTAAGGACTCCCATTTGAGCGCCACGGCGATGACCAGCAGAGCGTACAGTATTACAAACGGAGTCGTATATCTCCATGAAAGAGATAGGACCGCTAGCGCTACTATTCAGAGAAACAATACGGTTACCGTCAGGCCGAAGAGTACTGAAATCATATCCAATGCCACCTCCCATTCTCATTGTCTGCGCAGCCTCCTTCGCTTTCTCCATGATGTCGTCCATGGAGTCCATGATGGTGCCACTAACGTAGCAGTTGTAAGGGGTTACCCTACGCACAGCACCAACCGCTGCCTGGATACGTCCGGCAGGTAAAAAGCGCTGGTCTAGTAGGATTTCCTTTAAGGATTTACGGTGGCGTTCACTGTCACTGAGAGCAGCAGCCAGCCGCGCACATAACTCTTCAAAGCTTTCACCATCTTGCCTGTATTTTTCTGTGTGGGTACGGATAGAGATGGGCAAAGTGGGTCCGTATGGCATACTAAATCTCCAGAATGTGGGTTAAAGGGTGGAGCTAGTACGTCCACTAGCTCTAATTATATCACGTAACTTTAGGGGTAGCAACTCCCTTTGATTTCGTTGGCTTTTTTATCACGTTGGGAATAACTATTGGTCCCTCAACATTGATGAGACCGGACTCTTCCATTACCTTCACCATCTGCTCCACCTCCAGGGGGTTTGAGACCTTCCTCATAAGCTCTTGCTTAAATATCTTGAGGGGTATACCGTATCTATCCTGAGTAGATGTGATGTAGTTAAGGAAATCCTGCATGTCAACAGCCAAGCGGCCAGCCTTACCTACACCGAAGTGAGCGAGGGCGGCAGGCATATACTTCTCAGCGTTGAACATCAGCTGCTTAGTATCTTCCCAATCCTCTCGGGTAATTACAAGCCCATCAGACTTAGCTGCACTTACTGATAGAGCGACCTTAACGAAATGCGATGGCCTTCGCCTCAGGTATTCCGAGAGGTTTGGGTCCGTGGGTTCAGGACTGATACCGTCTTCAACTTCGGCAGCAACTTCCTCCCTAAGCCCTTCCTCAAATTTCATCTCTCCAGTCATACTAGCTATTGCAGCAAGGTCTTCACGCAACAACTCTAACTGACCGTAGTTTGGTGATGGATAATAGATTGACTGAGGAAGTGGATCACCATCATAGTATACTAAGATCATACGTGACAATAAACCTTGAGTGCGAGCATTTTCTGGTAGATGGGTGACGAACTGATCAGCCGTAGCGCAGGCAATCCAGTTCATACAGGGGCCCTTAAGGAAGTCTTCCCCTGAGGTCTTGGTGCGATAGGTGTAACTCATAGGTGAGTCCCAGATGCCAGTCAAGAACATCTGCAGATAATTATCAGCTCTGTTCACTAGTGTTCCGAACTCGGAAGTCACTAGCGTGAGGGGACTCTCAATGAACTTGTCCGAGAAAGTGGAGAGAGTTAAGTTCTCTCGTTGCGTTTGAGCTATAACTTTAGAGAGTTTCTCAGGAGTAATCCTATCCGTAACCAAGTAGAGCGGAGATTTTTGAAGTCCGTACTTGGAGAGTTCAGCATTGAACGCATCCTGCCCCTCTTTCGTGCCAGGTTCAGTCGTGAGTTTTCGAAAGAGTTTGTCAATTGGGAGGATGAGGCTAAGGGACTTGCCGCTCCCTGGTCCTCCAATTTGGACGATGTAGAGGTTAGGTCTGACTTCGTAGGCTCCGAAGTCGTACCAGACCCGCCGCCCCAAAGCTCCCGCCACGATTGAAATGGCACTCCATGTGCGGTAGATTTCTGGGATGGCAGAATCTTTGAGGGCCTCCGAACAAGCCTTGATAAAATTCCCATGATTACGTGACATCCTCTACCTTTGCTCGCCTAATCAAATACTCAGTTACTGATGCATCAGCATCCAAGGCATCAAAGCGAAGGTTACTTCTGATGGCGAAGTGTTCAATGGGCCTATACTTTTGTATCACTACACAGCGCACACCATGTTGTCCCTTATCATCATAGTAAGCTTGAATAAAGTTTGCTAGATATCTAGAATCATTGCGCGAGCGTATCGGGTCCCCCCTATATGAGTGTACCCCTCCATAAAGGTCCATTAGAACCATCCCCTCTTACTAAATGTTGCTTCCTTTGTTTCAAGATTGTCCTTATCAACAGGCTTCACCTTCACACTCCAATCAATACTATCATAACCATTTTTGTATTGATTGGAGTTATCTTTCTGTCGCTCACCTCTCATATGTTTTCCTTCCTGTTCAGTATAACTGTGTACGGGTGGTAGCGGTTCGCCTAGGTGTTCAGTCCCCACTATCAAGCCTCCTATCCTAATCCATCCGGGTTTCCGTCAGCGAATATCTTTTTGTGTGGGTCAACTGGCGACCAGTTATACCCCACCTCTACGCTAACAGGTACGTTAAGAGTCCTATCCAAAATAGGAATAGGATTACGCATGCAAGTAAGTACATCCTCAATACACTCATCAAACACTTCCTCCCTTATCTGTCCAAGGATAGCATCATGCACATTACATAATATTTGCACATCCTTGGGGTCCAGTTCCCTCCACACCCTATACATACCTATGTGTAGGAGGCATGCGATAGTGGACTGGGGAACAAACGCAATGGCTTCTCTGATTACCTTATGGGCAGCGGGATTGCCCCAGAATCGGCGGGTAAAATCTAAGGGGGTGGTAAGACTACCATCTTTATAAAGTTTAGCTAACACACCCTTATGCCACTGCCTAATACCAGGGAAAGCACCTTCAACCTCTAGCATTCCAACCCCATCCCCAAAATCCCCCATCTTGTCAAAACCATCCTCAGGTACTTGATCATGCCAACGTTTAATCTGATCACAAGGAATTGCACCCCCAATATAATTAAGGTGAAACTTCCATGCATCCCTGAGCTTCAAGTTCAGATGGTTCTGCAGTGAGCCAGGGGTCAAGCCGTAGTTGGTGGCGTGGCCAGCCCGCTTAGCTAAGTCCCTGTAACTGAGGCCGTGTAGGTAAGGTAGCTCTGCGGTGTCCCTGTCCGTCACAATGTCAGGCCAAATCTGCTTGGCGATGGCAGTGTGCAGGTCGGGTGACTCACACGCTGCTATATAGTTCTCATCCTCCGACAGGTAGGCCACGGCCAGCGACTCAGCCTGATCTAAATCCGCATAGAAGAACTTATATCCAGGGTCTGGCACATACATGCGGCGCAGTTCTTTCGTAATGTTCTGCATGTTGGTGCCGGTGCGGAAGGCTGTACTGCTAGAGGACCAGCGCCATGTATTGGTGCCAGCCACCTTGAAGGAGGTATGTAACCTACCGTCTGGATCGAGTTTAGTTTTACAAACCTGTAACTTCTTAGCCAAATCCCTGAGTGTCAGCAGAATGCGAGCGAGGAGCTTACCCCTGGGATATTTGTCTATGATCCTCTCAAGCGCGGCCCTATTTAGGGTTGGACGTGGGCTGCCCCCCGAACCAGTCCGCTGATACATGGTAGGGATACCCAATGTACCATAGAGTAGTTCCATACATTGTTTACCACTGGCAGGATTAATATCTCCATCACTTAAGGGATGAGTTATTGTTTGCCATAGACTACCAAGCTTACTTTCCTTAGCTCTTAGGGTTCTATGAACTATCTTCATCCCCTCTTTGTCCACCCTAAGTCCCCGTCGCATCATACTGAAGGCCGGACCAAGCATAGCCATCTCAAACTCATAGGTGCGCTTGCAGTTTTGTTCTACGTTCGGTTTAAAATTATCAAAAAGTTCTCTAGTTACTGCAGCATCTATACCACAGTAGTGCCAAAGAACTTCTTGCTTTGTAAGGTCGCTGATGTCGTCAGTATTTTTCCTTACCTGCATAGGCCCCTCTAAATCCTATCAACTTATCGGATGTCTCGTTTACAATACGCTTGTCTAATTTTATCTGAATCTCTTTTGCTATTCGGTCTGCGATGGCCGGGATATCCTCTTCCGTAGCGTCTTCGGGGATGTCGCAGCGGATAGCTTCTGGATGAAGTCTTTCGAGTTCTCTTTCTGCAAACCATAGAATCTTTTCAAGATCATAGATAGGTGTCTTAGTTGAGCCACATCGGTAGCAAGCCTTGAAGATATTTCCAAGCGCAAAGTTCATTTCCTTGTATTCAATTAGGTCTTGGAGTTCAGTTGCATTATCCGGTAACTGGTAGTAGTCTGAACTGAAGCCAGTGGGTTCAGTACCTACGCTCTCTTCTGTAAACGTAATTGATCCTAATGTAGGGTTCTCAGGATCAGGACCGGGTATATTGTAGTCCGTATCCCATGCATCGCCGTAGTCCCAGTCATATGCCATTACCTATATAACTCCCATAAGTTTCCAATCTTGTATTCAATGCGTATCATCACCTCTCTCTTACTAAGCATAGCCCTCTCACATATCTGATGAAAGTAATCCGTGTCTCCCCGCAGCCAAACTTTAGCGACCTCCTTAATCTCCTCTTCCTCTGCTGTTACAGGATCATGCAGGTAGTCTTGTAACGCTTGGTCAAGGACAGCTCGCCAAAGTCTAATCTCTTTCTCCACCTGAATTGTACCCGGCGGAATGGGAATCTGTGAGAATATATAAGGTCTCTTCATCCAGAGATTATACCATGGATTTCAAAACCCGTCAAGTCTCCAGAAATTTTTAGTAAATTTTGACGTTTTCATACAGCAAAGGAAGCACCACATCCACAGGTAGATTTGGCATTAGGATTTTTGAGGGAGAAATACGATCCCATAACTTCATCTACGAAGTCTAACTCTGAACCCTTAACATAACCCAGAGACACCATATCCACAACGACCTTGCTGCCCTGATGTATAAATTCTATGTCTAGGTTAGTCTGTTTCTCTTCTAGACTAAATTCACATGTGAAGCCCGAGCACCCACCGCCAGAGATTAAGACTCTAAGCATTAGTTCAGACCTTCCATCCTTGGCGACTAGCTCAGAGATACGCTTCGCCGCATTATCAGAAATTGTAATATCCATATCTTATTTTATATCCTCTACATATTCAGCCATTAATTGTTAGGCATTGATTATATTAGACAGTTGGGAAAAGGGGGCAGGGAGGAAGGCGCATCCACTTAGTAGGAGAAGTGATAGATACTTCACAGCTTATTGAATCCCCGCCTCACTATATACCCCCACCCAAATGCCATCAATAGGTAGGGCCAGTTAATCCAGAGAGCGGCCTTAAGAGTCGGGGCCACTTCCGGTATCCACCAGAGACTGAACGTTGCCGCTATCACCCAGAACGACAGCTGTCTTGTCACTGTTTCCAGAGCGGACATCATTGGTGTTTGAGACATCAACCGGTTCCTCCTTAATTACCACAATGCGGTTCATAGGGGTGCTCAACTTTGTTCCGTCAGACATAACGATTATATAGAATCCGTCTACTGCTACACTCTTTGTAGCTAGGACAGGCCCTAAGGTTCGATCAGTTAGTTCAAGCGTTATTCTTAACATCATTTCTCCTCTACGTGTTTGACCAAATGTTTCCAGCTAGCTTCCTTGGTGTACAATGATCCTAAAACCCCGAGGGCCTTGGGTAATTCAGGTTGCATCGCGTGGTGCATATGCATGGTGTCTTCAAAGGGGGTGTGGACATTGATGCCCATTCGTTCCTTGAGCCACATGATATCATAGGCCCCGTTGTGAAAGATGAAAGTGGTATCACTTTCAAGTAAAGCCTTAACTGAATCCCACACCATGGTTTCGCGCAGTTCCGAGTCCCAGTAACAATTGTTTGGCTTACTACTGTCCCAGAAAGGGATTACTAATGACTGAGTTGGGGTAGGTGAAAAAGCTATGCAAGTTATCTGATCCCAGCCTGTCTCAATATCACAGGCTATAGGCTCTTCAATACCTACCATCATTCCCAACTCATATAAAGCATCATCAAAGGTGGGTTCGGTTCGTATCTCCCGCTCAGTATAAGTCACTGCGTCAGAGTCTAGTTCTCCTTTGGCTTTGAGAATATCGGCCATAACAAAGGACCGCTTGTCGAAGTTCCCGCGTTGGATATATGAGGGATGGAAAGTGGGTATGAACAGTATTCTGTCAAAGAACTCCGAAGTGAAAATAGTTCCCCGGTGAGCAGTGATTTTTGATAGGCCTGTAAAAGCCCATAGCGCTGTTGCTCCCATTCCGACCACGACTTTGATGTTGGCACTTCTTAACTCCTCCCTTAGTATGAGTAGATCAGGCTCCCTCTCTTGTATACAAAACCCTTGGGTGGAATGGTACGGAAACAGAGGCTTCCATCCCTCTATCCTCTTGGCCGCAGTTTTCTTGACAAAGAAAGTTGCAATCTTGTTTTGTACCGGTTTGTACTTGAAGACGTTGGTGATGAGGTGTTCCTCACGCTTGAGTCCAGCATGATGGAGCCACCGATTGAACTCCTCCCCAGCCTTACCTACGAAAGGTTCCCCTGCCATAATCTCTTGCGCACCGGGGGCTTCCCCCACAAATGCGAGGCGACTAGGATTTGAGGTGGGTAGATGAGGGCCGACAGGATTTAATACTAATGATGTGCTCATGGCAAATGAAAGAGGGGTCCCCTTCTGAAAGGACCCCTCTCCTCCCCCCAGAGTTAAACTACTTCGAGAATCTTCGCAACCTTGGCTTCCTTCACGTCCTTGTTTTTCCCGCCCATCTCATGGCGAAGGACTGCACGGAAGCGGCGACCAGTCAACATCTCTAGTGCGGGGCCAACATCCAGCTGGTCCACCTCATCAGTAGACAGGTCAAGAATATCCCGCACAAAGGCACGAACAGAAATCACCGGACTCTTCTGAGCAAGGGCCGGACCGGTACAGAAGAAGGTCATACGCACAGGCTCCGACACGTCAAGGTCCTCCTCCTCAAAGTCTGCTTCAACAACCTCTGCGGCCTTGAGACGGATGTTAATGATAGTCCGGGTCTCACCGTCCTTCTCATACTGGGTATCATAGTACCCACTGATGACCATCTCATAGATGCCCTCAGCTAGCAGCTTCTGCTCGGGAACAGCCCCGAACGACATAGAAACGAAGTTAGAAAGATCAACCATATATTACTCCTTTTTCTGGTTGGTAGAATTTTTGGCACGTTGTTGTATGCCCTTGAATATGAGGTTGAGGTCTAAGTCAACCTCGGGGTCTATTTGTTTTGGTGCTGGATTTTTGAGGTCCATTTTGTAATCACTGGCAGTCCTTAGGATGCGGGACCCTCCTGTTTTTGACGGTTTAACATCGATGCGAAGTACCGTATTAAAGTATCGTCCAATAATAGTCGGAAGCTTCCGTCCGAGAGCCACTGGATAGGCCCGACTACCTCCCCCTGGCTCATCATAATATTGGACATGTGTGGTGACGACCAAGTTACATGGTAGTTCATCGGATGTAAGCCACTGAATGAGAAGTTCAATGTCCCTCCCTGCCTCCCCCCAGTGTTGGATGGCGGGCTGGTCTGTGAATTTCTTTCCGTCTCGTTGGAGTATCCGACGCATAGCTGAGTTCGCAAGGAATGTAAGGCTGTCGATAACCAGGACATCATTATCTCCCCAATCTTTGGGCAATCCAAAATCTTCCCAGCCTATAGTGAGCAGCTTGGAAAAATCCTGGAAGGCTGTTGCGTTTTTCATAGAGTCACGAAGTGTAACATAGTGTACTCGGGACGCAGCATCACCCTCTAGATAGTTTCCTAGAACATCTAGACCGGCATCAAAGTCTGCGATCCTGAGATTGTAGCCTGCGTTGGCTAATGTGGCGAGGGATGAGGTCTTACCGGAACCTGAATCTCCACAGAGAAGGAGTTTAGTTCTCGACCCCACGGTGTGATCGGTATATGCGGGCATGAGCCCTCCTTATAATGAACGGTTTGGCGTAGTTCAACGCTTTATGTCCTCCCATTATACGCCGCTTTTAATATTTTGTCAAGCCTAGTTGTGCATTATTTCAACGATAAACCCCCTTCTGGCTCGGAACTGAATGATTCCCATCTCATTCTTGACGGGGACTGTCAGCCCTTTTTGTAAATCGAAGAAGTCTATGTTAATCTTGATAGACCCCTCTCGCTTTCCGTCTCGATAGACCTGTAACTCGACCATGTCCACTCCTTTAATCTATGGCCTATTGGTGGTATAAATTTTCCAAGATATTGGAACTCAAAAAAGTGTAGGTTTGGATCGGGGGGCAGGTGGCGTAACTTGTATGCGCTCCCCTCAACAAGGCCCAGATTGTTCTCGGTCAAATCGTTCATACTCCACACTTCGCCCCGTATCTGATAGCCTCCATCACCCACCCACTTCATACCGGGAGCTCCCCCAAGATCATAGAGATCGTAGTGAGCTTCGTGGGTGATATAGTCGGGGTCCAATAGTTCCTCCCTCTCTAACCAACTGTTTAGAGGGTAACCATTCTTAAGTGTACCATAAACAAATATCTTTTTCAATTCTCTGTCTCATACAGCACAATCTTTTCTTTAGGTAGCTTCATTAGCTTCTTTAAACCGTGGCGAGCGCCCCAGTATGTGAAGAAACAACCTTTAAAATTCCAACCGGTTACTGTGCACAGTTCTTCTATTCGGATGGGTACGTCCCAAAACCTACTTCCATCATCGATAATTCTGTACTTCATTTCCCCATCCAATCAATAATGAGCTGCTCTACCTCTGCCTTAGGTGCTTTATTTAAGTAATGCTCAAGTTCATGTCGTATAAAGCACTCCTCAAGATCTAAAACTTCCATACTGCGGGCTAACTTTTCTACAGCCTCTGTAATCATTCCTACATCGTTTACTCTAGTCATTAAAACCACTCCGTTATCAGTTTCTTTCCAAGGTGTACCACTAGGGCGAGCGCGTCTGATCGGTCCATGTTTGAGATCATGTAGTAGACTGACTGAGACTGTACTGGTCCAACCATACCCGTCGGGGTCTCTACGCCATCAGAAAGCACAACTCTTGTGCCATCGTCTTTGGTTATAACTGGATCAGGGGGTGGGGCCTCGGTCCATATAACAATACACTTGTCTGCCCCCCGAGCCGCCGCCCACTCACGGGCTTGATCTAGTGCCTGGATTGGTGTCCACTCGGCGGCGGGAGTTTCGGCGGCCTCGGCCATCATCTTATCGAGGTGTTTCTCTTTTAGTTTAGGTGTGAAATCAATTACGTCACTCATTTTCTAGTTCCTCTTCCAGTTCCAGTTCCTCTTTTAGTTCCATGCGCATTCTTGGCTCATATTCGTATCCGTTACTTTTCAAGTTGAGTATTTCGGAGTCAAAGTGTGCAATCAAGGACTCAAAATTGCTAAGTGCGTCTTGTATGTCCTTATGGCAGTCCATTAAGCACTCAAACTTTTCCTCCAATATATTGAGCCGTGAGTCACTATTCATGGATTTCTCCTTATATATTTGCGCTTGTTTCTGAGGGGCCACCTCTTATTCAATGCATCCAATGCTACTTCGGCCAAGGTAATTAGCCTAAATCTTCCCACTATTGTGCCGTGCTGACCCTTGGTAACATCACTGATGTACCATAGGGAATGCATTTGGTTGAGGGCGTTGAGTTCCCTATGTTCCTTCATTGTAAATTTTAGGTTGTGGTAGGTGTGCTTGACTTTCTTTTCGCGCTTGGCCCTACTCATTTCCCCTCGCTCTGATGATGATGGAAATGTTATTTGCTATACCGTGACGGCGATCATCTTCGTCATCTGCCACTTTTGCACAAGCCTCCCTCTCCTTTGCACACTCTTCCCTTACCGTATCCCACATAGAACCAAACTCAGGGTGTGTGATGTCTACGATTTCATCTTTGAGTCGTTCTATCATTTTGTCCTTGTCTTCGACATCATCGCTGTGCTCACCAATGTATTCTAACCAATCATTTCTGTTCAATTTCCCTCCTTGGTGTTTATGGCTTCTCTCTCTCCTTAGATGAACCAAAAAATATCCCGCATATCGCACCCATTACAGTGAATATTATAATTACTTCCATTACACATTCCTCCTGCTCTACTCTCTAAGATGTTAATTACTGGTATCTTTCCATACTAAACCTCTCGTCTGGCTTACATGCTTTAATAATATAATAATCCAAAGAGCATCCAAACAAAGGAGTACGTAAGATGTTTTTTGCTGGTTTTATAAGCTGCCAAATAAAATAAATAAGCAGTAAGGGCAACATATAACTCATTATGTATTAACTCCTGTATTATAAGTTATTTCCATTTAAGTTTCCTCATGATATGGTGTACCCAAGTAGGGCTTGAAGTTAAAGTCCGCGTCAAGGAAGGCCGACCTATGACTACGATCATTACGGCAAACCCCCCTGAAAACACAGCCCCCATAGTTCCCACAAGAATTGAAGTTGCGGGGCCAGTGATCTAACTCATGATACTTTTCAACTTGTCCTAAGGTAATAGCTGTGTCAGTAAGCCACTCATCTACCTGAGAAGGGGTAACAGTGAAAGGGGCTCGTCCAAAGCGAGTGAAGTTTACTCCTGTTTGGATGGCATCCACAATGAAACCCTTCACTGGCATCCCTAACACATCCCTGGTGGCCCAGATATAACAGGTAGTCTGCACCGCCGGGGCGAAGTAGTTGAAGTACCAATCACCCAGTCCTGACTTAGTGGTTTTAGTATCTACAATATAGAGATCGTTCTCCCACCACACTACCTTATCTATCTTCCCTGATACTCTGAACTCAGTACCAGGGAAGGGTATCTCAAACCTAACTTCCAACGCCGGGTCCCCATTGGGGAGGGCGGCTATCTTCATGAGGTCTGTAGAATAGAACTCTTCTCCTCTCCAGACGATGGCGCGGATGGCCGTTTCCATGTTTTTCTTGTTATCCGTACTCTGTCCCAGGGCTGAAAACTCAGCCAGAATTGTTTGAACAGCGTCTGAAACGGCTTCATCCTTTGAGTGGCCGTAAAACCGGTGGGTGTCCAAGACTTCCATTCCTCGATGTACGGCGCTACCCCATAGGGGATCAATAGATTCTACCTTGGACCGATAGCCTTCGAGTTTGTATCGGTAGAGTTGGGGACAGGCCTGCACTGTGCTAAAACTGGATGCGTCCCAAACAATTTGTCTACCACCAATATACTTTTGGAATTTGTGTTCACCTAGTGTATCCTCCATTAATCTGGCCCATCACTACTGCCTTCATTACGAAGAAGGTCATTATGCATTACCATTAATTCTTCATAGATATCTCCCCAATATCTAGAGCCCTGATCTGTACTGTTCCAATGAAAAACATTGATAGCGTCAGCAGCTATTCTAAAGCGCTGTCCACTAGGAGCAGCCCTTCCGGTTCTAGTTGTCGAAGGGCCTTGCTCTGAAAAGCTGTTGGTTTCTGAATTGTAGATCATCTTACCCCCTTCTCCCTTCACTATTCCTAATAACTGTAGACACTTCCATCAAGTTTTGAACTACGTCCATCCAATAATTACTACCTATCTCAGTTTCTGTCCAAGTAAAGGCCCACTCTATTTCGTCCGCTATTTTTGCTATTCTAGATGCTTGGTCTTCCTCCGACATTTCTTCTCCCAAAGTAGGTATAGGCGCTTCTTCTTCCAATGTATCACTAAAACTGTTGGTGTGAGTGTTATAGATCATTTACATTCCTATCTTAAAAGTTAGGGGATGTTTCAATTAGCTTTTTAACGTTCATTTAATCCTAATAAGGATCGTAGGCTTCCAACCTGGGGGTGCAAAGGTAGAATGAGGTTTGTATATGCGGTTAATCCTACCCAGAATAGCAGGATCATAACGATAAATATTCTCATCCATCTACTTATCGAACACTGTAGCAATAAGATGTATTCTATCTTTACGTCCACCATTGATGGCAGTATGATAATTTACCGTGTTAGTAAGCCAAGCATAGCCATCAGCCGGTAAGTGTCTTGCTTCTGTGTCAATGATCATCAGCGCTCCAGGATTAGTTGTTATAGGAATATTGAGGCGCGGCTCAGGGTCTCGGTGCCAGTCCTGCATGGTGCAGTAAGTTCGTAACAGTAAGCGCACCCTACCTAGTCGGAACTTCTCTGAACATTTATTATAGACATACTTGAAGTATGTATCCTCAAACTCAGGTCTGATTTCTGTGTACAGTTCCTCTTGAATTTCCTTCTCTACAGAAATCTCGTTCTCGTCGTGGTCAGGATTAGTCCAGTACTGGCCAACCAAGTTGTCTCCTGTTGTGGACTTAAGGTCTCCTGGTATGTGTGTCAACATAATACTAGGATCATCCCCCTCAAATGGAACCCTACTTATCACTTGATTAGTAGCCTCTTGAAGTTTGTCAATGTCAAACTTTAACTCCGGTATCCGGTAAAAATTATCCATCAGAACAGCCAATGCAAGGGCCAGAAGAACCAGTCCCAAAAACTAATCATATGGGGTCCGGGCGCGTTTCTTCCGTGCCGGGGAGCATAGCATTTTCCAAGACACAGATAAATTTGACTTCTTTAGGCCGCTCAAATTTAGACTTCATATAGTCATTAATTATCTGAGGAATTATAGAGGGAGCTGCCTGAAGACACTCTTTCTTTGTATCAAAGCGTTGCGCAACAGTTGCAACCATGCCATTGTCCATAGGATTCAAGGGAAAGAGTAAGACTTGTAAGAGCCACGCAACAGTGGCAACGGTGATAAATCCAGTAGTAATCATATTATTGTCCTAATAAAGAGAGTGGGCTATCAAGTGAGAAGGGCTTGCTGGCCTTACCAGTCGCTACCTTCTTTGTGATTCTTTTACCCGCTTGTTCAGCAGCAGCTACATTCTCACGCTGCTTCCGTAGGTGCGTTATGATCTTCTCCAGGGCTGGCTTATCATCTGCCAACTCCTCCAGATCACGGTCGAACAGTCCTGTTACCTCCACCAAATCGGCGGGGTTCAGTTTATCTGCTTTCTTTGTCATGCTGCTCCGTCTCCTGCTCCTGAGGTCCAATCACGTACAAGTTGGCGGGCCTCGTCTTGTGTCATGCCAAGGGCCTGTAACAGCCGGACGGCGCTGCGTACCTGTAGATTGGCTTGTTGGTAGTTGGGATGATTTACAGTCTGCATATAGTTCATCAGTGTAGTTTCTCCGGGTCAAAGAACAATCCTCGCTGGCTGAAACCGTGGAGGATGCCTGTTGCTATGATAAGGGATTGATAAGGACCCTTCTCGGTAAGCAGTATATCGTGTGCAACGTCTAACAGGGTTACTGCCATCCGAGATTTGTCCAGTGTCTCCTTGTGTGTTTCAATGAGGTCGTTGAGGCCCTCCATGAACTTCTTCTCACTATTATACGCCTCTAAGGACTTGTCGTCAAGGGTGAATTTCTTAGTTACCATTTGCCTCTTGATCCCGCCACTTCTTGTCCCATTCATCAGAACCTAACCGATACTTATCAGCTACCATAAGCTCTTTCTTAAGGGCGGCTATCTCCGCGTCCTTAGACGTTAGGGCTTCGGCGGCTTCCTTAGATGTATCAAATGTATGGGCCGGTAGCCCGCCTGTCCTCAAATCAGTATGGGCGATTTGTTCCAATAGCTCTTTGAGGTCATCCATCATTCATATCTCATAGTCTCTATTTGGGTGGGAGTGGGACACTTAATACCCTTCCACCGAGTTTTAAGCCATTTTAGATGGGCCTTTACATCCCTACGGGTTATACCTTCTAGAACTCTAGTAACTGTCTCCTTAGATACTCCAATGTATCGAGGCCCTCCATTCGGGTTGTGATACCTCTCTATAGGAGACTGACTCCAATCCTTGGTAATTCTGCGGTGTGTTACTAACAAACCTCTGCTCATTTGGGGTCTCTCTTTCAGATACTATTAGGTTGGTGGTACACATGATGGGAATAAATAGAAGGGCAAATGTAAAGACGACATAATTTAGATACTTCACTCTTCTTCTTCTCCACGGTGTGGATAATCTGTTGTATGGCCTCTAGTAATAGCAGAGAGAAAGTCTGATGTAAACTCTACACCATCATCCTCATACACTATTTCTCCATCACTCAATCGCCTGACATTAAAAGGACGTTCCCTTATAGAGGAACTATCTCTATGTCCTATGGCTTCACCATTAAAGTGAGCGGGTGGACCTTCATTTGGATAGGCTGGACCTCTTAAACTCACCTTTGATTTTGGAAGTTTGACTTGCTGTGTATCCACTAATACAATCCGGCGACCAATACGAAAGGACCAAAAATTCTTACCTTTACTATAGTTTCCAAGATTATAATTGTGACTTCGCACTTCCTCTACAGCTTGGTAAGGGCGTCTAGACCAATAATAGGCAGCTCCAAATTCTGTAGCCAACTTCATTAAACGCCTTGTTGAAATTTGATCAGGGGCTTGTATGGTAGTAGACGGTAAAAGTTTGAGTTGTGCAACCTTGGCGTTAGTAAGAATGTTACTCTTTTTTAAGTCAATCAAGGCTCTTTCCTGTTTGTGGATCAATTAATGTAAGTTTTTTATGGGGATCGGTTCCTGTCACCACATGACATTTAATTCCCCAGATTGACTCTCGGAGAATGCAATCCATAGAGATATAGGCATATTTATAGGTGATGTCAGCAGACATCTTTGCCGTCAAATGTTGAATTTCATGTGCCTTCCGATATTTACCCAAGTTCATGCGTAAATACATGGCATCTTCCTTGGACCCACACGGAATAAACACCCCAGCATCGTTGTCTATGGCTCGGTCAAGAGCGTCTTTGTAGTGTGAAGATAGGTTTAGCCGATATGTATTGGGATTAAAGGGCATAGAATCTCCTAAAATTGTCAACGTAAATGTCAAGGGAGCGGTTCACCAACATTGGGGCACTATTAATTTCCAGTACAAAGAATTTACCTGAGTGTGTTTGTACCATATCCACCGCACCAAAGTCAAGTCCGAGGGCTTTGACTGCATCACAGGCCATCTTAGGGGCACCATTATCCCGACTCATTAAGAGAGGATCAACCATAGCATAGATGAACCCATTGGCATGGTTTCTGACCTGCCAATTTACCTCACTGTCAGGGGTGGCGCGGCGGCGGAGCTTCTTTTGGGTATATATGACTGTATAAAGGTCTTCATCCATCCAATATATACTGTAATTAGAGGGCACACGCATAACGTGTAAGCGATACTCATGCTCTTTCTTGATATACTTGGTGTAAAGGGGGCAGGGTGGTAGGTATGGAAGGCCTTCTCCTTCGTCATAGTCACCTGGATTAATAATGTCTAGACCCTCTGCTCTGTGACCATTGACAATGGATCTACAGACTACTGACCTTTCCTCATCCAGTAACCAAACTAAAGCCTCATTCTCATCAGTAGTCCAGGCGGGGGTGCGGATTTCTGCTTCTTTCAGTATCCGAAAGGTTTCTATCTTGTTTACAGCATTGTAGACATTTCCAGGCTTATTTATCCAGGTTAAGGGATGAGTTATAAAAGCTCCAATTGTAGTTCTGGGAACACTAGAAGAACCCCAATTCAATATTTTATCCTCTCGTCTCGGATGGAATGAACATATAGTCCGAGACAGTTTCAGTAATCCCATCGTTCTGGCAAGGTTATCTGCTGTAACCGAAGGGCGGGCGCACCACAATCGTTTTCTCATTTACTTCTCCTAGTAGGGGGATTTCCGAATAACCCCCGAATGAACCCCGAATGGGCCGAATGAGCGACTTTGGCCCCTCCCAACCCCCTCTATATAAATATATATATATTACATTATTATTATGTAGTTTATTATATTAATTAAAGGAGGGGTAGGAGGGTCATATTTCGTTGATTCGGGTCATTCGGGGTTTATTCGGGGTTCATTCGGAAATGCTTTAGGTAGTTAAGAGGTCTTGATAGGCACAACCATTGGCTACTACAGGGTTTTTCACAAATTGTAGTCCAATATTATTATGTAAAAGAGTGGTGCCATTATTAGCGCCACTTAACATAAGAGCATCTGCACTCAAAACAGTGTGATTTTGGGGCTTAACAGAAAATGAAGTGTTTCCATCATCCCTATGTATTTCCCTTCCATCATATTCAGAGACAGGATCAGCAATCCAAATCCATGTAGTTGCGAAAGTATGGCATTTTAACTTGCGCCAACCTGCAGCATGGAATGTTTCCATATTACCATTGATTGACTCTCCCATCATACTATCCCAACATGTCAGGGCAGAAAGGGCTGTGAACTGTGAAGAAGGTATCCCTTCAATGATAAGAGGATTGCTTAAGATAGTGCTAAAATTGTATCGAAAGGTTACATCTTCTAACATAAGGGGACGCTGTACATCAAGAGCTATCATAAAACCGTCTGCATTGATTTCAAAGTAGTTAAGATCATTAGTGACAACTAATTTCATTTAGAGATTCTCCAATTTTGGTGATTTGCTCGGGAACAAAGAAAGGCAGCTACAAACTTTGAAAAGCCTGATCCGACATCCAAAGCGCCTTCGCTGGTATTACTAACAACTGACCAAGTTTCTTCTTTTATATTATGCATTTTGGTCCAAGGGCTTGGAAAATCTTTATTTGGTACAGTAGCAAACAGTACCTCATCTTCATAGTCTTGGTTACCATTAATTTTAGCAATATGGGTTTTAATTCTTATTTTTGCAATTATTTCTGGAAGGGTTTTGAAGTCATCAATGCTCTTCAAGAAAAGGTCTAATTGTAAGAGGAAGTCAGTTTGTTCTTCGATTGAAGCCATTATAAAATCTCCGTTAAAACATTACAAGCCTCTTCAGGGGACTGAGTAACCCAGTCATACAATTCAGATTCTGACATTTCCTTTATTTTATCGAGACCGTCAAGTTTGGACACATCTAATTTATCGTTTGTAGGTACACTACCCATTACGAAGTCAGGATTATTCTTATCTTCTTCCCACATTTTGGCATCCTTAAATGCTTGACCAGTCTCATCAATGTCTTCAAAAGTGAGATCAATAGCTTCATTATCTAGATTAATGTAGCTTTCTATCTCTAGTCTGACGGGGTTATCATTCTTAAAGGAACCCTCATTCATAGCTTTAAGGATGCTTTCAAAGACATCCATAATGACAGGTACTTCTTCTTTACTGAGTGGACCCGCACAATCTGCATAGGTATCATACTGATCATAGTAGTTATTAGCTCTTTCGAAACCATATACATAATTTGAAGAGGTGTAAGAGTTTTTGTTGCGAAAGGAACTGACTCCCGTTGCAGGATCATACTCCAGGCCTGTACCTCTGTGAAGGCTATAAGTGTTGGAAAGAGCCAATCCATCAAACACATCCTTATCATCAAAGTTAGTGTTAAGGAAGGTCTCTTTCTTTCCATCAAGAATAGTTAGACGGTCTTGAATGGCAAGGTTTTCAAGGATATTGAGGAGAACTGTATCTTCCAACAAATCAGGATTGCGGACTAGAATAGGCTTTAGAATGTATTCCACAAAGTGCCATGTGTCGGATTTGGTTACATCGATAGAAGGGGAGGTGATGTAAGGTCCATTGTGCATAAGCCAACAATCTCTGCCATGCTGCTTTTTACTTAGCACCTTGAAGGGATGACAATTAGCTTTGTCAGTGTCTCCTTGGGTATTTAGACGGAAGTGTAGTGCAATAGGTTTTCCAACATACTTCTGATAAGTATTCCAACAGTCTTCCCACTTTTTGGGAAGTATCTTATGGACATGAATCTTTCCCCTACCAACTGGCATCATTACACCAAACCCATCGGGATTGTTTTCGTATGCAGCATGAATTAAATCTTCTTCCACGCCTTTTGACTCTGAATCAACAATGATTAGGCAGATAATATTTCTCCTTCACAACTACTACAGGGGGATTTTAGATTGAACAGTGTAGAGATTGACTTGCTCAGGCCAATATCTAATGATGTGTCTAGCACTACGAGAAACTCTGGGCTTTGGTTTGGCTTTATAGGGTTTGACAACCAATATATACCCGTCATCAATTCTGGCAGGCTTAGATTTCTTCAACATAGACTTACGAACATCAATAGTGTCAAAGTAAGCACTCCATTTTCTATACATAAAGGCATACAGAATGTTGAAGCGGGAATGGTTTTCAGCCTTTTTGAGCCACTTACAGAAGTTCTTGATGTGAAGATGGCGGATACTTGCATCTCTAGTGAACTCTACTGTGGCCTGAACAAACTCCAGGTAACGCATGAACCCTTCATATTTGGTATTGCCCCGAAACATTCTAAACTCTACCGTGGCTTTGTTGGTAAGATTGAACCAGACATAGCGATCACTCCGTGTCCTACCAGTACGAATAGGTTCAAATATGTTGGAATTAGCCTGATGCCGAGCATATTCTGTATCACCGCGCCCAGAAATAGCTGCAATTACCTCAAAGTTCTCGACAGCGTTGAGAAACACCATAATCTTACCGGTTTGAAGTGGAGTAATTGCCGCCCGACTGACATGGACATGAACACCACAAGTACCAGTATTCCACGATGTAAAATTGTCACGAATGAGCGGGTTGTTAAGCAGCTCTTTCCAAGGGCCAACTGCCCCCTTCTTGCCAGCCCCATAACCATACTTATGCCACTCAAAACTAGCGGGAGCAGACACTATCTCGAAACCGTTACTAAGAGTACCATCACCCTTCAGAATACACCAAGTCTTAACATACTCTGCCAATTTTGAGGTGCTTTCGGGGTCTATGTTAGGTTTACGTTCTACCTCTATCTCAACTCCCAGCAAAACAGGATGGTATTGGTCTTTGAGATTGCGTTTTTCTTCACGAGTAGACAAAATGCAGTTTGGTAAGTATCTAAGGGGATTTGCATCATATGCGTAGACACTCTGAGTCTCACTATTTTCGTAATGTTCAGTATCATGCCTTGATACATAGGTTTCTTCATCCTCGTTATAGATATAGTAACTCTCACGACAGGACAAACAAATAGGTTCTTCTACATAGGCCATTTCAAAAGGAGCATTAACAGGCTCCCCACAATTATTGCAGAATGCTACAACTATGAATTCTGAAACCATTGTTATAATTTCGTTGCTTGATATAGAAGTTAATCTACTTATTACAGTAATTTTATCGGCAAACCAACTGTGAGAAATGGGACATTGATCTTCATCTGGAATAAGATCGGTAACTATTATTGTTATCTGGACTTTGTCAGATGGGGATAAGCTAATGGAAGCTGCTAAAATGTTTGCAACTAAGCTTTGTCGATTCACAAGATGTGAAGATGTGGGCATTATTACTCCTTAATCATTAAGCAGAAGTCAACACCATCCCAATCATCGGTGTTGTCAGATTTGAGTTGAGCAAAGGCAGAAGGCTCTTCTGATAAGTCTACAACCGGTTCTAACATCTGATCTTCCTCGGAGAGAGGTTCAAAGTTGTTTGTGCCTTGGTAAACCAAGACAGGTAAGTGGGACTCTTTGGGGAAGCCCCACAACTCACACTCGCGTGAGCCTACTTTGGCGACAGAGATTATGCCGCCTGCCTTTAGATAATCGAACACCTCTTGTGAGCATTCGATTCTTTCTCGGGTTTTGCTGTGTTGGTAAAAGGGCATTAGGGGAGGTCCTCATATCTGTTAGAATCACTGACGAAAGGAACTTCCTTCCAATCAGACCAAACTGTATCATCAGATAGGTTAATTCTGTACCGAAACTGAAGTCGTGGTGCCTTAGTATATAAACTGGCATTAGGTACATCTTGGTACCAACGCATTTCAATCATTTGGGTAGGTCCTTTTCACTCTCAACGTGCTCTGCCCCCCGATCCAATCGGCCAGGGTGCTTAATTTTCCTAGTATATAATTTTTGAGAGGATATTCTCTTATGTCTAAAGAAGGGGTCTTCAAGAGAGTGCGCAAACCTATTGTGACCCTTCATCCTCTTTATCGAACGGTCTCGACTAGGTTTGCGCATCTCTCCCTCCCCTGAATCAGTCGTCTTTGTACGGAATTCGTACTTCGGTACTGGAATGGTTACTTAACGTAACACAGGCAAGAATAGGATTTTCACCTTCTCCGGTATTTTCTAGCTTCCAATGGAGGAGGTTGGGATTTACCATAGAAATGGTTTTGGCATACTCCCTGACTAACTCTCGAACCTTCTTCAAAGGGATTGTGATTGAATGTGTTTGCATTAGAAGGATAACCGAACGGTAAGACCATTACCGGCGACTTTCACTTGCTGATATCGTAGAAGGTCAGCCCAGAATTCCTTTCGGTCGTCCTTGTCATAGGTCTTACCAGTCACATCGGTCACCGACTGGAAACCGGGGGACTTAACGATATTGCCAATAGCAAAACGAGCTTGAGCATGAGAGGGAAGGTTAGACATCTTCATAACAGGTTTCCTTTGTTAAATGATTACTGATTGATCAGAGGTAATATTGGCCTCACGCAGCATATCGGATAGTAAGTATCCCTCTTTCCTTAAAGAGGTAGCAATCTGTCTACCAACTTTCCATGCTTCGGTAATACCCCAATAAGATTTGGAATACTTCCAAGTCCACACAATTCCGCAGTCGAATATAAGCTCAACTACAGGCAGATATTTTTTATCGTCGGTCGTTATTGGTTCGAGGCATCGAATGTTCAGTGTCATATAATTCCTCATAATATTTGACAAGGGTAACATACTCTGGTGTACCCTTGAGTGATCGGCCTCGCTTATGGCCAGTTGATCCCCATCCAGTGTTCGATGCGGAATGAAATCCAGTAACAGTCATACCACGAGGGAATGTGGGGTAATGGACAATGTTGGAGCCCACCCGGGCTGAGTAGCCAAGCTTGAGTGTGTCTTTAAGATTGGTTGTCATTCACACTCACACCCGCAGTAATCACACTCACTACAATATTCGCAGTTTCCCTCATCATAACCACAACCACACATATCATCACACCACTCATCTTCCTCAACATACCTTGCTTTAGGAATATATTCATAACTACTGATAGGGTGATTAGAAAGGTTATTTGCCAAAGCTATGTTTTGCCTTGCAAGAAAGGTCATCAGTTTAGGCTGCTCGATCATACCGAGGATGTAAGCGGCGCAAGTCTTGACAACGGCTTTGATACGTTCCTCTCCCTTTTCGGTGTGATACCCTTCGCCGCCGGGGACACGGAACTCAATCCGAGTTGTTTCATCATGTTGATAGGTGGAGTTGAAGGAAACTGCATTTCTAGCCCAAGGGTGGAGAGTAGAATTGATATGGTCTATTGCCTTTGAGTCAAAGTTGCCTCGCTTTTTGGTTTTGTATAATTTGGAGGCGACTTGATGAGTGATGGAAGGACACCAAGCATGCAAGGAGGGCCGATCCAAATACTGATGAATACCAACTGCAGGGAAGGCCATACCAAGGGTCTGACATCTCTCCTTGTCCCAAAAGTTGTTGAGATTGAATTCATGGCTTGTATGAGTGATATTCACATGGCATGAGGAATTTTGGTGGGTTTTGGCCTCCAGCTTCCTGATACCATCCAAGATCAAGTGTAGGTTCTCTAACGCTTCGGAGGTACTCCACCAATTGGTCACTGCCTCAACAGGCCTGTATCCCACTTCGGCAGGGCCATCTTCGTAGCAGTGATGGATCAGACCGGGCTTAATGGCTTTGAGACGGCCTTCAATTTCATTCACATCAAACTGTTTAGGGACAGCAAACTCACACTCAAATCCCACCTCCACCCTGTCCAGGGCTTCGTCGGTGAAGTATTTAGTGGGGGCATACTCTCGCAGGGTTGTCATTTCATATCTCCTGTCACATCCTTGCCGTGCTTATCAATTACTGTCACCAGATAGACACAAGAGAGTTTATTCTGGTATTTAGCGTGGTTCATGACATCGAACCACTCTGAGAAGTAGTAGGTTACAACCCTACCTTGAATGTGCGAGTGTACTGTGTACATCAATCATTTCCTCAGTAACATCATTGCTGTGATAGTCAAGGATATGAACCTCTTTATACTCAGGCTTACTCTTCATATGATGGTAGAGATTGACAGCACCACCTAAACTGAAAGTGGCCCAGCTGATAGTGCCATATTTGGTGGTGGCCTTTACATATAGGTGCATAACCTATCCTTTTACATAAATAACCTGTTTCAGGGGGTAGATAAATAGATAAATGAAATATAGAGATTAGGGGGAGGCGTTAAAACACACCACGCTCCCCCTATCTCAATAGGTATAGAAATACCAGTCAACAGCAGTGGTTCCCCCAATTATCAGAACATCCTTCATCCGTTCTTCACACCGCACCACTCTATCTTACCTTGTACGCAGTACCGCATGACGGTGAACATCTAAGCGTAGAAGGATACGGAGTGGGTTAATGCTTCACGGGGGCTTGTCCCGAGGGCAACCTACGTCGGTGTGGGGGTCAACCCACTGTATACCTTTCGCGGCCACCTCAGTCAGATATTTGAACTCTGACTTCCGCCCTTCCTTACCCTGAAGGGTGTGTCGGTAGCACATCCGCTTCGCGCTATCCCACAAGCGTGGGGGCTAACTGGTGGGCATCTCAACGCTGACACCTCGTACAAGGCTGGGAAGTCTAGGTCGTGACTACGCAGAGGCCCATTGGAGTTAGCCAACATAGCGTAGTGTCCTTGTGTCTCCAGTGCAGTCCCACAATGTGGGGAGCGTCTAAGCACCGGATAACGAGGCTTCCGAACGACCCGTCTGGCCCAGCGGACAGTGGCGGGTATCGAACTGCCCCAGTGGCGGGGCGAAATTCGATTTTCGATTATGAGCGCGAAATGTGGCAAAATCAAGGCGAAATAAGGTATTTTAAAGATATTTTCAAACGAAATTCGTCAATGATTTCAACGTGCTGCCGCATTTTCGCCGTAATTCAAGATTTTGGCACGTTTCTTGCAATTTTTCTGTAAGCCCTGATCTTGGCTAGGGTACGAGCAGAAGAGTAGGAGCAGAAAAATTTTCTCAGCATCTGGTCAATATGGAGGTGACGTTGGAAGTTGGTGGCTAAGTAGGACGGACTTCTGCTTGAAGATTGATGGCTGGGCTCTTGACGGATTGCTTAGATTAGGGTATAATACAGGATGAGTAAACACAAAGATGCGTTTGAATTCGATAAAGTACTTGACAGTGGTGAGTTGATCTATCACGCTTTGGGTAGGTTACATTTGGCTGGAGGTCATATTGTTCGCTTGTATCTAGCGCCTGATGGCCTAAAGATCATGGTTCCACATGAAGCCATTGGTAAAGGTGTAATTGTTGGTAAGGAATGGAAGGATGGCGAGGTGACGGGCTTGCCCTACCGTGAATGAGTGGAATGAGATTAGTATGGGATGACCCGATTGACCTAATTGAGGTTGGGATTGACTGGCTTGAACACCCTCCGAACGGCGGTGATATGAAGGACAAGTATGCAATGATTGATGGGTGGATTAAGCGGTTGAAAGCAATTAGAGATGACAACAAGGCCATGGAGTCTATTGACATCTTAGTGTAAGAAGGAGTAAGAGTATGTGTCCAGCTTGTTATATTCCGGCGGCTTCGGTGGTGTTAAGTGTGTTTGGTTTCAATGTAGCGGCGTGGATGGCAAGCTACCCAGTCTTAGCCATTGCAGTGTGGGCTGTTAGTGTGTTGGGATTTGGATGGGGAGCGTACCGTCTATACTTGTACTTTAAGGGAAAGAGAAATGAGTAAGAAGGAAGAGATTGAACAGTTGATGTATAATAAGCCGGTAATGGGTGATCGTAAGCCGGTGATAGTTGGTCCAACCATACGTCATACTGAGGACAGCATTACTATTAATGCTCTACCTCCTATAGAATATCTGGAGATTGGGCTAAACTGGCTTGAGTATGCTGAACAACATGGGTGGGCGTTTAAGGATGGGAGAGGAATATTAGTTGATCGTAAGTCTACTATAAAGGCTTGGATCGTTAGATTGCAGAGGCTAATAGCGGATGGCGCGTCCGAAGTGTGGAGATGACACCCAACAGCCCAAGAAAGGGGATGATCTGCCCCCTGAGCCAGCCGAATTGAGTAGGTGGGATGATGAGGGCGGGCTGGTAAGTTGATAGAATGGTTGCAGTTATTTGTGTTGGTGATGATATTTATGCGGCTGGATCGCATTTAGAATGGGTGAATTGGGGAGAATTGGGCAATCACAGGGAAATGTGATGGTTTGAGCCATTTATCACAGGGAAATGGGTGAAATATGGGTGATATTGCCCCATCTCCTCTCTCTTTCCCCTCCAAATCACACTCAAATGACACATAATAGGTTGGTTTCGGGGGGCAGCTGGCATTTAAGGCAGTTGAGTTCAGTTCAGTCCTGTTCCCTCCACTCACGCCCGCCCATCTTCTCCATATGCAGGCCATTCTCCATATTCCAGGGCGATTTGACGTCCGGCGATTTCGTGGTACAATAGGGCATGGTCAACGTTACGTTGAACCGTGACAAGAGCGAGGTCACCATTACCCTGCCTTACAAGGCCGGTGACGATGCCTCAATCTCCGCTTCAGGTAAGTCCCTGATCAGAGCGTCCACTGGTGGAAACCAGCCGGTAGCCCTTGACGGACAGCAAGTCCGGGTGGGTGTCAACATCTTCCAACCGGTAGAGTAGTTGACTCACGGTATCTCAGGCTAGGTACGAGACTGGACGCAGTCACCATGCTAGGCCAGCCTGAGACCCCACCACTCCCTGTCCCCTGTCCCAGTAGCACGCTGGGATGGGGGATTTCTTTTGTCTCCAGTCAGTCCAGTTCAGTTCAGTTCAGTTAGGTCAGTTTAGTTCACTCCACTTGTGTGTGTACGTGCGCGGGTGCGGTCTTCTCTTGCTTTCGCGGGGGCGGTTGCGGTTTCGCGGTTCCATGGTACAATAGGGCATCGGCCACCTTGGGCCGTGACACAGACTAAAGGAACCTTCCCATCATGGAAGTATCTTTGAACCGCGACAAGACCCAAATCACCATTACCCTTCCCTATAAGAATGGGGATGACGCACCCATCTCATCGTCCGGCAAGTCAGTCATCCGCTCCACCACTGCCGGCAATCAGCCCGTGGCCCTAGACGGTAAGCAGGTTCGGGTTGGCGTGAACGTGTTCCAGCCGGTCGAGGCCTAGGGGATGATGGGCCGCGATATCAAGAAGGCCGCACGTATCGCGGCCCAAACCTTCATCCGCCAGGGCTTGGCAAAGCATCCCATTCATAAACTGACCGGCCCCTACCAAGCCTACATTGCGCGCCAAGGCTTGAGCCACTATCGATATGAGAAGGCAAGGCTTGCTGGCAGGGAGGTAGCATAATGCTTTGGTTTATCCTCTGGCTCATGTGAAGGGATACCCCTCGCCTTCGGGCGGGGGGTTTTCTTTTGCCTTGGTCCTGAAAACCAGGAGGGGGCCATATAGGAAGGGGGGCGGAA